CCCATGATTTCATTATCTAAAATTCTACTCATGGCTCTATTATATCAAAAATCCAGCCCACAAACAAAAAAGCCACCTGATCGGGTGGCTTTTTTAGGGAGATTATTATGAAAAAGGTAAAATTATTTCCTATTAAATAAGCAAAAACGGAGGGTGTCCCCTCCAACTTCACGACCTCTGGACAAGGTCTATTTTTTTGAAAAAATTTAAAAAAACTTCATCAAAATTATTGACATTATACAACTTTAGTTGTATAATAGATACATAAGGTTAAGGAGGAAACCTTAGACAAGGAAACTAGTAGAAAGGAAAACAAAATGTTTAAGTTCAAAAAGAAGCCACTCAAAGTAAAAACAAATAAGCTAGTAGTCAAAATAAACTTATTTATAATCAGCTTTGAATGGCACATCGAATTTGGATAGTGAGAAATCACTATCCACCCCTTCGGGGGTATACTTAAATTATAACAGGAAAAACAATGAAAGTAAATCTAAAAATTAGAAAAACCACCAAGCGTGAAAAAGTTGAATTTATTATTGGACTTTTTCTACTCCTATTTGCAGTTTGGTATTTTATGAGGTAATATATGTCAGTAGATATTAAAGCTATCCGCTGGCTTTTAGACAACGCCACAGCCTATGCTATCAGCAAAAACTGTGGCGTATCTATTCAAGCAGTAGATAAGTATAAAAACGGTGTATCAGATATTATGAACATGCGTTTAAAACACGCTATCAGCATGACTTCTTACGCCCATACACTACAAGAAAAACAGTGAAAAAATCACTGTTTTTGTTTGTATCCATATTCGGTTTCAGCTTTTTGTCTAATGGCTGCTGCTTCTTTCAAATCTACGCTACTGCCTAAATATTTTGTCTTTTTATCAACATTGATATATACAACGTATCTCTTTTTGCGTTTGTTGTAGTAGACACCTCGAACCCCAGTTGTGCTTTTAGCAGTTGGCTTCGTAGTTTTCAAACTTTCAGGATTTCGGATTTCAGCCATTCGCTCCTTTGAACTGCGATTGTGCTTGCATCCACAACTAGAATATCGCTCAATCTGGTTGCTTTGTAATTCGATGTGATTCCCACAATGTTTGCAAATACAATTCCAGTAAACACGTTGATTTTTCGAGTACGCTCTATCAATGATTTTGAAATTATCTGTTTCAGTATTCGTCAAATCCTTGAAACGCTGATGGTTTTTTTCTTCGTTCAAGCACCCACAAGATCTGATTTTCTCGTTTTTTAGGTGATCTCCACGCACGAAAGTAACCCTCCCGCATTCGCAAAGACAATGCCAAAGAATTCTTCCTCGTCCCGTTCTTTTTCCAACGTCACCAAGAACGGTCAGCTGACCGTAAACATTGCCTGTTAGATCAATCTTTTTCATTTTTTATCAATCCATCTTTGAATTTTTTCAGCAGTATCAATTGTGAAGTTTTTAAACTCACGCTCTCCTTTTCGCAATCGAGTGACTGCTGAGCGTGAAATGCCTAACTCTTTTTCAAAGAGATTGGCAGGGATGGTCTCGTCCATTAAGACCATCTCTACCTTCTTTGTGTCAATTTTCATTGAGTCACCTCGTTTTACTTGTAAAGATAAACGTTTTGATTTCCACAAAAACCAACAAATTCATATTGTTCAAATTTTTCAAAGGATTCAAAATCTTCAACGTCTAGAACTTCTTTTGTACCGTCAACATAAGAGTAAAGACCTTTTTCTTCTAGGTTTGCTTTGCCAACGAAGATGCCTGTATTTCTATCTGTAAAACCTTTGCTATTGGCAAGTTTTACTAATTTGTCTTTCATATTCATTCCAGCGCCTACTGTCATTACAAATTCATTATTGATTTTCATTTTGTTTTACCTTGAGAGCTTTTTGCTCTCCCTTTCTTATCTTGATTATATTATAGCATGATTGTTGACTTATGTCAACAAGAAACGCAAAGAAATTTAAAGATTTTTTAATTCAGAAAGTACTTTCAGAGAAAATAAAAATGGCCAGGGCATCGTATGCTTCCTGACCTAGTCCTATGGATTGTTATGAAATGCTAGTGAGAGCTAGCGTTTGGAAAAGTAGGTATTTATTAGAATATCTATATTATACCACATTTTATTCCAGAGCAAACAAAAAACCGCAAGCATAAGCCTGCGGTTAAAACGATTCGAACAATATTTTAGAAATTTTCCTTTCTATTTTTAAAAAATTATTTCGTAGTAATCAAGCCTTCTGGCTCTACTGTGAACTCTGGCTTGTCTGCCATGCTGCCATCTTCTTTTAGGTAGTACCAACCTGAGCCGTCGGCCGACTTAATGAACTGTTTGGACTTCATGTCGCCGTCCTTGGCATCGAGATAGTACCAATGGTCTTTGTACTTGACCCAACCAGTCTTCATAGCTCCTTCACTGTCGAAGTAATACCATTTTCCATCAATCTTTTTCCAACCAGTAGCCATAGCTCCTAAAGGGTCTAAATAGTACCATTTGCCGTCGGAATGTTTCTTCCATTTGTCTTCCAGCAGGTATCCAGAACCGTCAAAATAATACCAGGTGTCATCGATTTTTTCGAATTTATCTTTTGGATAAGAGCCATCTGAACGAACATACCACCATCCAGTGGCATTCTCCTTCCATCCAGGTTCCACGTTCGTACCATTCTCGATATCCTGCTTAAATTGTGAACGACTAATCCCCCATTTCGCAAGATAAGGATAAGGGTCAACGTGGTCTGAATGGTTATCAGGCTGGTTATTCGTACAGTATTCATGCGTCTTGATACCCGCTAAATCGTCTGTATCAAGAGTTTTAGGCAAGCCTGCTTCATCTGCTAAATTTCGTAACAATTCGATGTACAGTCGGTAATCTGCCATGAACTCTTCCTTGGTTGAATGACTTTCAATCAATTCAACTGCTGCATAGCTCTCAGCATTCCATCCGCCACCAACATCCCAACTTCCGTTGTTTACAGGTCCGACTTGCATAACTCGGCCATTACCGACCACATGCGAAAAGAACCCAAGTTCAGGGTCTTTGCGCCAATGGTAGTCTGCTTCATTTTGTGCGGTTGAGTTTCGATTTCCTGTCGAGTGTGCATGGACTTGACGATAAGGTCGCACACCGACCTGAGGCAATCCACTTCTTAATCTGCTTTTATCAATATCCATGCTTATTCCCCTTTCCAAGCATCATTCATTTCTTTTACAGCCGACTCGACGAATGTGTCTAAGTCCTTGTCAGTCATGTTGATGTTGTATTTGGTCAGCTCAGCACGGATTTTCGTACGGGCTTGCTCTAGCTTCTCCTCGCCTTTATATCCAGTTTCAGAAGCAACCTGCTCCACGGCATTAACTGCATTTTTAGCAAGGATTTCAACGATCTTGATGGTCTTTTCACCGCCTTTTTTAATCAAAAAGTCCTTAATTGATTTGACTGCGATACCTGCCAAAACAGTCAAGATTCCAGTAGCTGAAGCGATAATGATTTCTGTAATTTGTTGCATGTTATTCTCCTTTTTCGATTTCTTCCATGCGGTCGTTCATGCGGACCATTTCTTTTTGAATGTCTCCGACCGTGTGAGTTATTGTGGTTAATTCTGTAGTGGTTTTTTCTAGGTGAGTCATCAAACGCTCTTCTCGTCTGTTAGAGTCGGCCTTTGATTGCTCGTGCAAATCCATAATCTTCTTCTCTCGCTTGTCCGAAGTCTTGATGAGATATCGAATGATAATAAAGAAAAGTAAGATAAACAAAATCGCCCAAGCTACCTGGCTTTGAGCGATTTTTTCAGCTTCTTCAATCGGCATATATCCTCCTTCTAATCAATCCTTGGCATGACAACGGTCAGTACACCTTGCTGGAGCATATCAGAGAGCAATTGGTCTTTGTATGTGAACCCTTCGTTTGCTCTCATTTGAAACATAAAGATGGTCAGCGTGCCCTTTGGCCATTTAGCATTAGTTTCAAACGGATACGGCATAGCAACGATGTCACCATTCGCGTATCGTGTACCTTTAACAAGAGTTTTGATAAACGCTGCTACTTTTTCATAGGCAAAGGTAGGCATACCACCATTTTGAGATACTACCACGGCACTCAAGACCTCAGTGATACCTGAAACAGCTTCCAGATACTCTTTGTTAGCAGTCAAATCTTCCTTGGCCTTGTTAAGTTGCTCTTGAGCTTGCACGATTGCGCTAGACGGGTCAATTTCAATCTTGACAATATCTAATACTGCCTTGATTAAAACATCCTCTTGCTCATTTGTACGGTCTCCCGCAAGCTCACGCATGTTCGTACTGTATCGGTTGCCTTCTGACAAACGAATTTCAACCACGGTCTTGAGATTATCCCCAAAGCCACGAGTGTAGGGTTTACCTGCCAGTTCATAGTTATTGATTGCCATTTGTCATTTTTCCTTTCACTTCCTCGAATTTCGCCTTCAGCTCTTCGTCAGATTCGATGATCTGCTTCATCTGCTCAAGCTCCATCGCGGTTACTGTGTAGAACGCTTCTGTCATAGCTGATTGAGTAGCCTCTTTGCCGACCTTTTCACCAAGCGACTTAATCGCTAGACTGCTGATTTGTTTGTCTGTTTCATTCATCTGTTTTCTCCAATTTTTTCTATTTTCTGATTTAGTTCTTGAATGGCCTTGATTAAGTAAGGCACGAATTCAAATGTACGATAAGAGTATGCGCCGTCTGGGTTTTCAAAAAATGCTTCAGGAACATATTTCTGGACATCCTGCGCCATTATACCGCAAGCGATATCCTCGATTTTGCCATCGTACTCTTTGCGGTAACTGTACGTCTTGAATTTCTCGATAACATCAAGGCCTGAGACTTGGCTATCTTGGATATTTGACTTGTAGCGACGGTCAGAGATTTCTTTATTCATAGGGATCCAGTCGTACCCTCCTCCGGCCCAATAAAGATATAAGTAATTGCCAGAAGGCTCGATTCTTGAGTATTTTGGCGATGAAATCCAGTATCCTGAATCACCTCCGGATGATTTGTTGTTATAGTAAATGTCGCCCGTAACTCGCAAATCTCCGTTAATGACGGGAGTATTCCAGAATCGGGCCTTATTATAACAGTACATTTCCCCAGACCGCTTAACAAACCAAGCTAAATTTCCAGGGGTTCCCCAATCGCTGCCCCAGTTCACCCAAAGAGCAGTCTGGCCCCATTGAGTGCTACCGTTACTCATGCCGACCGCAAACTGATTTTGACCAGTGATCCAATACACTGACGGGTCTTTATCATGCGTACCGATTTGGAAACCACCGATTTTCCCTTTGTACCCTTCGAGCAAGGTCGCAGATACTACTACCGACCTAAGTTTGTTGATGAATGCTTCTTTAGCAGCAAGCGTGTCCGTGAAGATATCGCTTGAAACAAACATCCGAGCCATAGCCTGGTCCATAATCAGCTTGTCAGCTGTGATAGTCTTAGAACCGATAATCTCAGCATTTAGCTTTGCAAAGTTGCCTTCACCGACAAATAAGCGCTTGAAGTAACCATCAATTGCTGTGAGTTCATCCAGCAAGGTCTTACCCTTGAGCCTAATTTTTTCAGCTTCAATCAATATCTGATTATTCGTCGCATTGATTTGCGAAACGATTGAACCTGCGCTTGTCAGATTCTGAACAGCCCACGAGCCAGCTAGTTGAGTTTGAACTGTGCGAACAGCTTCTAATGTGTCGTTTGGCGCCTGAGTATAATTCGATGCAATTGTTCCACGCTCAACTTTAATTAACCCATCATCATACATCCGAGCTGATATTTTCACGAAACGAGCCTTTTCTGGAACCGTAACTAAATTCACATTATGCTGCTTACCAGAGACGATTTTGTAGGCATTTTCTCCAGAAAAACGTTCATATATCTTTTTCTTGTATTCGTCGAAAAACTGCCAGACAAACCACGCTTTTCCGTCCGGCTCATTTGATGGAACGGTCACCCAGTGTTGAAAAATCATGTTGGTTTTAGGTGTAACAGCAATGAGGTCTGAAACGATTTCTTTTTTTCTGTGATCAGCTCCAACAATACCGCCTTCGAAGGTCAAAAAACCTTTCTCTGATTTCGATGATATGTATAGGTTTTCGTGAATGTCTACCGTTTTACTGATTTCAACCTGAAATAACTGATTAGTCAAGGCAATTCTTGAGACCTTCTCAGCAATGTCAGACTCACTACGACCAATTATTCGTTCGTAGAGCAGATTAGTTTCTTTCACTCGCTGAAAGTCAATTAGATTAGCTTTGCTATCAAGTTGAGAAGATAAGCTTGTGAATCGTCCGTCTACTGATTGCTTGTACTCGGCGATTTGTGTAGCAATTTGGCCATTCGTTGATGTCTTCACTTCCTCAATTCGTCGCTCAATCCCACGAATTCCTTCTTGGTAAGTATTCTTTCCGACATATCCATCAACGACCTCGTTTTTTAATTTGGTTATATCAGCGGTTGCCTGCTCGCTGATTCGCTTAGCCTCTTGAGCTAGCAAACTACCTGCACCAGCGTTTTTCAAAGCTTCATCAGCTCTACGCTTGGCTTCTTGTAGTGGTCCATTGTCAAAACTGCTAAACCGCTGGTCGATAGTGTCAGAGAGTTCTTGCTTGACTTCTTCAGCTCTTGCTCTTGCAAGTTCAATACCATCAGAAATTTCCTGTCTAAGCAATCTAGCCTTATGATCAAAGTCTAAGTCTATATTTTGAAGAGCCTTTTCAAGGGCGATTTCTTGTGCAGATTCTGTTACTCCAAGGATGGCATCTGCTGCGCTAGATAAGCCACCAGAAACTCTAGAACCACCAATTCCTGCCTTATCATCAAAAGTCAGAGAGATATATTCTTCCTTCAAAGCGTCGAACTCGTAAGCAATAGCTTTCTTGAATGCATCGACATTGTGCTTCCAGCTCTTGAGATTGACCGTATCGCCCATGTGAACAACTTGCCCATCAAGTTTATAGGCTTCAATCTTGATAGCATCAGAGACCTTGTCAATACCCTCATTTGAGAACTTAGCTTGTGCCCACTTCTGCAACTCTTCAACAGTTTTTGCGTTGTTGTTCTCATACTCTTTTTCGTTGATGTAAGGATAAGAGTTAATAAGAGGACTATCAATAGTCACTCTGATAGTCGTTTCTTTTTCAGCGCCTTCAGGTTTAAAAGTCGATTTGGCATGAATCCTTGTAACAACATTTTGACTGTTTTTGGTTCGTTGGTAGTCCTTCAGATTCTTGTGCGTTGTAATAACAACACCACGATTCTCACCACGACTCTTCTTCACTGTCAGAGCGAAATTGTCACGAACCAGTTCGCCTTCCCATGTACCAACAATGCTATGCTTACCGTCCAGCAATACAGAGTACAGAGTTTCTGTTTCAGTCGTGTTGAAGGTCCTACGATCCTGGATATCGCTATTGAAAGAAAAATCTCCCAAAGTGGTTTTGGTATTTTGAACCATGCGAGAAAGAGCCATGCCACAGCTCTGACTAGTCACACTTACTGGTGTGATAGACCGCTGCATCACATCGTCTGAAATGTGATAGGCTGTGATTTCCAGATGATCATTGTGTTCAACAGGTTTCTTAATGCGAAATAGCTGCGCACCAAGAACAGGAGTCGGCGCTTTTATCAACATATCTTCTTGGATGAGCTGATAGATACCAGAGTCAGAAATAGGATATTTCACATTTAGGGTGAAATCGCCATTCATGGTCTCTTTAACAATCGCCGAAGTCGCTTCATGAAGTGGCTCTCCATTCCAACGAACAGTCCTCACATCTTTATTAAGTAAATAAAGCAATTATGCCCACCCCCAAACAGTTTCAATTTCAAGCGATTGAATACCTGAACCTAGAACAATCCCAACATTCTTCACTTTCGCTGGATCAACTGTGATAAAATCCCCTGACCATTTCACTGGTTTTCCTGTTGTCGTTTTGAAGCTAGGATTGTCAGGATTGTTGACCATCACAAGCGACTCAGTGAGCCTTTCAAGCCTAATGACCTGACCAGCGATTGTAAACGAGGTCTCAGCAGCGCTCTGGCCAATGATTGTGATTTTAGGAAAGGCAAGAGCAGAACCTTGAACAGTCAAAATCCCACTTCTTGTCAATCTCTGTGTATCGGTTTCTTTAAAGTATTTGGTAGGGTGGCAAGTGAAGGTCGCTTTGGTCATATAAAGACCAGGTTTTATTTCTTCAAGGTCGGTCACATTGACCTTATAACACCAAAGACGAGTTGTTTTGACTCGCTCACTCTCTAGCCAGAACTTCTCACGAATAAACAGGCTCATAAATTGGTTCATCTGTTCTTCAGTAGGTTTGACCAAGTAAATCGTATAAGTTTTTTTGACCAATTCCCTATGTTTGTTCGTCTGAACAATTGCTCCACTAATGCCACCATGCTCCAAAAGAGCTGTCTTGCTGTCTCCCAGAGCGATTGAGGGAGAATCATGGACAATGACTTTAAACGGAAAAGACGATGTTCTCACACCGTCAATCACAAGTTCATTATGTTTTACCATGTAACCCCTCCTCTAAATTGTGTCTTACGTTTCAATTCGTCAGCAATCCGCTGCGCTACCTCATCAGCAATCCGACTGATGTCAGATTCTTCTCTGACAATGTTACCAGTAATGGTAATGTTGATGGTCGGTGAAGTTCCACCCATAGTCTGAGCGATACCTCGACCGATGGCTCCAAGTGTTTTATCATTGAGTGGTAATACCGCTTCATTCCCAGCTTCACCACCAACCATAAGATTATTGCCATTCATTCCAAAAATGGTTGGTTTCGTCATGATACCACCTTTAGCATACCATTCGATGCTGACGCTTGGCACTCCTTGGCTTATCCAGTCTAGTGGATTGGCCGAACCACTTACAGAGAAGTGAGGTAGTGGGATGTGTGGCCAACTAATGCTGAAGTTGAACAATCCTTTGATGGTATTGATAGCCGTACTGACAAGGTCTTTCGCCCCGTTGATAGCACTACCAATAGAATTTTTAATCCCATTCCACACGCTTGAAACAGTGCTTGAAATACCATTTAATACATTTGAAATTGTACTTGAAATTCCATTCCATACATTTGAAATTGTGCTTGAAATGGCGTTTATCGTATTTGAAATGTACGATTGGATAGCTGTGAAGATGGTCTGAACAACATTTTGGATAGCATTCCATACAGTTGAGAACACCCCCTTGATTGTTTCCCATGCTCCTGACCAGTCACCTGTAATGATCTGCATGACTGCCTTGATGATGCCTAAAACAACATTGATTGCAGTTTCAACTACAGTCTTGATAACTTCCCAAGCGGTCGTGATGACCAGTTGAATATTGTCCCAAGTAGCTTGAATGAGTGGACCTAGATAGGTCATGACTGTATCTATAACTGCTGAAATAGCATTCCAAACAGTCTCGGCGCTGGTCCTGATAAGTTCCTGGTTCTCCGTCCACCAAGTGACGACCGTCCCAAATATACTCATGACAAAATTAGAAATCTCTGATACGACCGCATTGATAACCTCAAGAATCGCATTCCAAACGGTCGTGACCGCATCTCGAAAACCTTCGTTAGTTTCCCAGAGGTATTTCACAATAGCAACAATCGCTGCTATGGCCACTACAACTCCTGAAATAATTCCAATGATTGGTAATGCTGCTGCAATCATTGCGCCAAATGAGGACATAAACACAGCTTGTATTGTTAAGATTATAGGAGCTAGTACTCCTGCAATTGTGATGACTGTCCCTAATATGACAACAAACTCTTTAATCGGTCCAGGTAGGCCTCCGAACCACTCAGCAAGACCTTTGACGATATTACCTAACATTTCAAAAACAGGAGCTAAGACTTCTGCGATTGCAGCGCCCAACTCTGACATAGCCAAAGTAACCGAATTTTGTGCGGTCTTAAATTTATCAATTGGATCAAGTGTAGATTCGTATGTTGAAGATACTAATCCAGCTGACACTTGGGATGTATAGCCTAATTCTTCAAAACTTAAAGCTCCACGCTTGATTGCATCGACCATTTGAGGAGCCTTTTTTGCACCAAATATTTCCATCGCGATGCTTAACGCTTCGGTTTCACTCTTGCTATTCTTGATGGAATCTATGGTCTCTTTCAATCCCTCGGTCATGGTTTTGCCTTTTTTAGCATAGGCTCCAGCCGCCTTAGTCAATCCAGATAATGCAGCAGATGAATCCACACCATGCTGTTCCATTTGACCAATTAGAGTCACGGCTTCGTCAAAACTTAAGCCTAGCATTTTAATTTGTGGCGCCCCATCAGTAGCCTTTTTCATCAAATCATCTACAGAAACTCCAGTCTCTTGTGCGACAAAAGTGGTGGAGTCAAGAACATCTGATAAATAATCCACAGACAATCCATACGCTTCCAGTGCCTGTTTAGACTGAATAGTTGCATTAGTTACGTCTGATCCATTTATTTCAGAGAACTTTATTAGATCCTCTGAAGTAGATTTCAACGCATCACCGGTCAGTTTAAATTGTGTGTTGACTTCACCAACAGCATTTCCAACAGTTGAGAAGTCCGTTGGCAACTCTGTCGCAATATCATTTGCTATTTTTTGCATGCCTTCAAGTGCTTCACCACCAGCACCAGTTTTAGTGACAATGATGTCCATTCCTTCGTCAACTTGACGAAAGGCTTCAAGAGCACTCTTTCCGAAATCAACCAACTTTTGACTGATATTTGATAGTTTTTCAGAAAATTGATTAAGTAGTTCAGCTTTTAAAAGATTGTTTGTCTCGCTTAAGTTTCCGCTTGCTTGTTTTCCTGCATTCCCAAGGTTACTCATCTCTTGAGAGAGGTTCGAGTAAGCTGTTTTAGCTTGATTCAACTGTGTTTCCATTTTATTGGCTTCAGCTGAATTTTCACCATACTCTTGCTTTGTAAGAGCTAGTTGTTTTTCTAGATTTTCAATCTGCCGAGCAACAATATCAGATTGAGCTCCAATCCTTTTCTCAGCAAGCGCCAATTTGTCAGCTTCACTTGCGTTAGCTCCTAGCTGACTTTCTTGCAATTTGAATGAACTGACTACTCTTTCATTCTCGCTAGCCAGTTGCTTCTGCTCATTTTGCAATTCTTTTAATTGGTTCTTGTTGTTCTGAGTAGCATTCCCATTTTCAGAAAGTGCCTGATTCACACTTGCAAGCTTACCCTCATATCCTTTTAGGACATTTTGAGTAACTTCGACTTCGCGTTGAAAAGCACGGTACTGATCAGAGCCGATATTCCCATTTTTGAACTGCTGTTCCACCTGAGACTGAGCTTGTCTCAAAGTTTCCAGTTTCTCCTTGGTCGTCGCAACTTGCTTTTGCAGAACTTCTTGCTTCTGAGTCAAAAGCGTTACGTTCCCTGTATCAAACTTCAAGGCCTTGTCAATCTGTCTCAACTCCTGACTTGCATCAGTAGCAGCCTTATTGACATTTTTCAACGCCTTCTGTAAGGGTTGCGTGTCGCCATCGATTTCAATTTTGATACCTTTGATATTGCCTGCCATATTTCCTCCTTTCTCAAAAAATAGAAAAGCGCTGAGAGAACTTCTACAACTGATAATGCAGTCAGACCAAGGAACTTGGTCTCAGAATCGCTCTCTCAGCACTCATTTTTTCTTTAAAAACTGTCAAAATCAGCTTGTGTGGCCTTCCGTTCGCCACCTTTGTCCTCGCTCCGTAAATTCACATAATCCGTCTGATAATCTAGAGCCATTCCGATTGATATGTTCTTTAGATCATCAATAGACAGACCAGTTTCTTTACAGCAGGACAGATAGGATTCTACTGTGAAGATTTCTTCGCTAGCTGATTCTGATTCATCTGGTGCTTTTTTGTCGTCATGCTCGCATTCAGCATTTCCATCAGCACAGGACCAACTTCCTGAATCGGAAATACTTCCATTTCCATGAAGAATTGTTCATAAGGCTTGATATGAGGATTTGCAGATTTAGCAAAGGTCCAAAAAAGACGGTTGAAAAAGGTCATGTCAAAATCTGACAACATCGAAATATCAATATTAGTCGCTGTCAACTCCTTGTCGGTTTCCAGCTTGTTCAATTCATTCATGAATGATTGATTTTTCAACATCGAGAACAAATCTTGAAAATAATCTTTCCCAAATTGTTGCTTGTAGGCGATAGGAGTATAGCCATTTGTGCCTAACTCATACTCCTGATCACCCACCAAAACGATTTTACGCATAGATCTTCTCCTTAGGCTGCAACCGCAGTCGGTTCATACACTTTCTTGAACCAGTTGTCATACGCATCCTTGTCATCAGCTGATGTGATTGAACGTTTAACAACTGTATCCAATGGACGCGGGCTAGCTTTGAAACTAAGTTCACGTTCGTTGGTTGATGTCCCGTTCTTAGTTTTTGAGCCAAGAGATGGGCGACTGGCAAAACAGTAGTACATCACATAGCGAGTCTTGTTTTTGTCGCCTTCGAACTGGAACATCATTGCGAACTCTGTCAAGCTCGCATCTGCTTTCTCAGTCATGACACCAGTCTGAGGGTCCTTGATTTCACCAAGAATTTTTGTTGCAAATTCATCAATGATGTGCGGGATTTTAAGTTTACCTTCATATCCTTCATTTGAATTCATGAAATGGTAATCCTTGTTGTCTGCCTTGATAGGGGTTGTTTCCCCTTTAGTATCAAGTGTCAGCTCCATTGCTCCAGGAAAACGAAAAACATCACCGTAAGTAATAACTCCATCTGCTGCAAGTGTCTTGATAGGTGCGATATGTACATTTTCTAGGCCAAAGGTTACTTTATTTTCTTGAGTCATGTCATTCCTCCTTAGTATAGATAGACCGTATAAGACTTGACATAGAGTCTTTCAGTCTCGATAAATGTTTCTTCTTGAACATCGAAAAAGAGCTCGTGGGTTGTCCACAGCTCTTCCAGACGTTCTTCCAAATCTTCATCCTTACTCTCAAAAGCTAGCTCTACTGTCACGCTCTTAATCTGATGATTAACCGTGTTGTCAGCTGCATTGATGGCTGGACTCGATTCATAATAGACCAGATAAGGTAAGTCAGGATCGTTCCCAGTTTTAAACGCTCGATAAGTGACAGGCAAGTTTGCCTGTTCCAAAATAGCAGCAAAGTCTGATAGCTTCATTTCCCAATCTCCTTGATACGCTTCTCAAAGTTCTGAATTGCTTTTTCTTCAGCTGGCTTGATGTGGACGATACCAGCGACACGACCACCATTTCTTGAAAGGTGCCCGTTCTCAAGTATGTGAGTAAGACTTGCAACTGCGTTGAACACAACAAAAGAGCCATTGCCAAACTTCTTCTTTTTCCAACTTCTACGATACTTTCCGTACCGTTTCGGACTTGTCTCTTTCAACTCATCTACAGTCTCATCAGCCACTTGCTCTGCAATCTTATCCACTTCTTCAGTAACCTCATCAGAGTAAGCTGCAAGCTCTTTCGCTATCAAATTAGCAAGGTCATTACTCATTTTAATACCTCTGATAAAGTCAACTCTAAAATTTCAGAATCGATAGGATAGGTTTTCAAGATACGATATTGCTTGCCTTCAAACTTCGCAAACTCTTGATTCTTATACTCAAAACTTCGAATTTCAACGACCAAGCTCGGTTTTAGCCCCGCTTGGTTCGCCTGATAAAATTCAGAGCGAGTAACCCTCTTTTTTTGACACAAGAGAGTAACTTCAACATCTTCAGAGATTGGTTGTAGTAGTTTATCCTTACCTGTGACTTTTTTAGAGATCAGCGTGATTTCATGATTCCACATTCTTGACCTCTTTCTTTGATGCTATCTGTAAATTATGCAGTCGCCACTGAAGGTGGCGTGGCATATCCACCCCACCCTCATAGCGATAAGCAGCATAGTCAACAATAAACATTTCATGGTCAGCACGCTCACCGACAAGCTCGATACCGAGGTTATCGGTCAATTCAGTGATGACACTTGAAATGATTTTTTCTAACGGCTTGTCTCTCAAGCTGGTTGAAATACCCAGCTTAAGCTTCAGCAATTCTAAAAGCTGACCTTCATCCATGCTTACTCCTCAACTTCCTTAGCAGGCTCTTCAGCAGTTTCCTTAACTGTTTCTTCCTGCTCAACTGCGGGCTCTTCCTTAACTTCTTTTGTTTCAGGAGCTGGTTTCTTAGGCTCATCATCTCCCAAAACCTCAAGGAAGATAGAGCCAGCAGTGTTAGCACCAGTCAAAAGGCCATTGGTAAAGATATCTGTGGGCTCATATCCTTCACGAGGAAAGATATCACCAACAGCATAGTCATGTTTTTCAGGATCAGCCAAGTCCTTGAAAGGACGGATTACTTTATAGCTCATACGTTACCTCCTTAAGCTACAACATCAGTGTAGGTTCCGAATACCCCAGCATCTTCATCAGTCTTCTTGATGTCAAAACGTAGGTATGATGCAAGGTTTTTACCAAATTTGTGATTGTCTTCCCAATTCACGCTCAATTCCATACGGTCAAACAATGTAAGGAAGTATTCAACATCTCCGATAAAATACTTCATTTCCCCTTCTTGACCCAAAAGAGTGTCATCAACAGGGTAGATAGTTTTTCCAGAGAATGAATAGCCTGTTGGTGAAGTGATGTCAGGTTGAAGCATGTAGCGTCCGTCCTTGTCCTTAACTTTATCCAATGCGTTGAACATAGAGTCAGTAACAACAAGAGATTTTTTATAAACAGATGAAATCTTAGTATTCAAAATATCTTTAAGTCCATCATAACCGCTAGCATTTACAACTTTTGCAGTTTTCAAAACATCCGCAACAATTGCCAATTTTGTTTGTTCGTCCTGATCTTGAATATCTTCTTGCATGATTCCAATAAGGTCATATTGTGCATCTTCAATCGCTTCACGAGAGATAGGAAGTTCCCCACGATAAGTCTTGATTTTGTAATCAACTTCCGTGATTTTTGTTTTTCCTAATTCTGGATTTTCTTCAAGTTCTCCAACTTCAGTCATTTTGCGATTTGATTTCTTCATGACTGGATGAGAACCAGATCCACTTGTTACTTTTACAACATGGATTAGGTTAAGTAAAGGGTTCTGACGTTCAGGTGTTTTTTGTGGTTCCAAAACCTCTTTCGGAATGATCGCTCCTACATCTGTTGTTTTAACATCTGCGCGTTTTTGTCCACGAGAGCGGATGAATTCTAGTACTGCGTCACGTTGTTCCAATTTTTGTCCTCCACGGTGTTCTTTGCTTGGGTAAGTCGGTGCTTTACGGTTTAGTTCTTTAACTTGATTTTCTAGTTCTTCAATTTCTTTTCAAGTTGTTCTTTTTCTGCTTTCTTTTCATCCAATTCTTTTTGAATTTCTTCAAGGTTCTTTTCAACTGCTGAAACTTCTTCATCATTTCCAGCTTGTTCCAATTTAGCAGCTTCAAGTTCAGAGCGTTTGTTCAATTTCTTGATTGATTTTTCAAGTTCTACTACTTCATCTGCTTTATTGCGCATACGAGCGCCCAAAATCAATAATTTGTTCATAGATTAAATTTCTCCTTAATTTCTTTCTTGCGCTTGTCCAGCGCTTCACGATTGGCACGCTGTTGACTTTCAAAGTCTTTCTGTCGTGCAGCAATTTCCGTTTGCGGATAGGCTGGGAAAGTACATGGACTCACTTCAAAGATTTCTAATTCTAAGATAGTGTCCAGGTACGAACCATCTGCTTGCTCTTCCGTGTTGATTTTGATTGGGATAAAACCAAAGCTACATCCAATCACATCACCACGCTTAACACGAGCATAGGCCCCAACAGCTTGCGGATCATCTTTGTTGATGATGATATCGCCGTAAAGTCCGATTTCATCAACTCCCAAAATGACCGTTCCATTACCAGTCCGACCAAGCACCAAACTATCATCATGGTTGAATAATGCCCTGATGTCAGCTCCTTTGATGGCTTTTTCAACACCCTCACGCTTGATTACCTCAAAGTAGCCTGGCCATAATTCAGTAACTTCATCAAACTTGATAAAGTACCCACTCAAAATCAAATCACCGCTGTCAGCTTCTTCTCGTGTTTTGAATTGAGCGGTACGATAACTATTCCGTTTCTTCATTCTCTTCCTCACCCCCTTTCAGTTTTTTCTGGTCCCCAAGTCTATCTTGTGGGATATAGTTTTCAAGAGCAAGGAGCTCATCCATATCAGGATCAGGCGGCATCCCAAGCCAATCCCTCCACTCATTTCGACGCATTGCCATACTTTTAGTCATCTGTTCAGCAACTGAAGATAACTCTGTAATGTCATACGAATAAAGCGAGCGAGCATTCAGTTTGAAATACCGATTATTTGAAACGAGTAAGTCTCTAGTTAAGGTCTGAGTGATTGTTGTAGCAATGCTCATGACCGTTGTATTGACAAAGTTGTTGTATTCTTCTTTATCAAAGCTACCAACTCCCAAAATAAAAGCTGGAACTCCCAAAAGTCCAGCAACTGTTTTCTTGTCAATTTCAACAGATTCATTGATAGCAATATCTTTCAAACTTAATGGCTTGACCTGTTCAACTTCTAGCAAGGCATCAGGAATAATCCACGGCTCACCAGCTTGACTCGTGCTAAGATATTTCTTAGCGACCTGGTCACGTCCCTCTTGTGTGCCCAATTCTCCACTCGAAGAATCAACCTTAACAATCAAGCTAGGAACATTTTTGCCACTCATAAAACCTTTTTTGATTTGAGTAGCAAGGTTTAAATTTCTAACAATATCCCTTAGAGCAAGCCTGTATCCAGTCCCTACAAATGGATTATCCGGATCTGGGTTGATTACAAAGTGCACGACTTCACTTGAGTTGTAGTCGATACCACGATAATTCACGATATAACCAACATCATCACTTTTGAAAGAGACTTCACTCATAGAGAATGGTCTCAGGTTCAATATATAATCATTCACAGGATCGTACTCAACATGAATGACTGAGTTACCGTCACCAAACAATAATAGGTCACGCACAATCTTGAAAATCCAAGTTTTGCGAGTCATATTGTCGCATGGGTTTACATCAATCTTGCGAGCCAGTCCGTCTTTTATTCGGATGTCGCCTTTGTCGGTATTTTCCATCAAGTGAATGGTCATGTTAGATACCATGTCAGCAATTTTGTTGACTGCTGTAATCACATCAGGATTGCGAGCCAAAGGCACATAGCTATCACCGTCGATATAAAGTCCAAAATCCGAATGAGTGATAACATTCGTTCCGCTTCGACTCTTACCACGTTTCAAAAACCTATCTAAAAGCCCCATCTTTACTCACCTCCTTTCTAGCGAAAAGTATTTTGAAAAAGTGAATCAAAGTGTTTGTTTCTTACTATATTCTGACTGACATCAACTATTTGTTTATCCCAGTTAACTGTTTCAGCCCTCAAATCTTTCGTATAGCTTTGACGAACGATTACTTCTTCACCGTTTAAAATTACTTTAACTCGCCCTTTATTAATTAGCACATTAATTTCATGTTCGGATAAAACTATTTCATTCATAAGTCACCTAATCAAAGAAGCTCATGATATTCTGATTCTTACCAAGATTAGCAAGAGCCTGAATACAAGCAAAAACGCTGGCATCGAACAAGTCAATTCTTGCAGTACCACCGTCACCGTCTAATTTCTCATATTGCACAGCATCATCCACCTTTTCAATAGCTCTAACATTGCTCACACAGTATTCGTAAGCGTCAGAATGAAGATAGTAAAACTCTTTATTCTTAACTTTGAACTCAATTCGCCTGAACCCCTCTGATTTTAGATAAAAAAGCTGAGGTTGGTCAATCATCTTGAACCGAGCTTGTTTCATCTTCGTCAGGAACTCACGTCCAAACTTCCTATCCATTCCGACAGCAGCAATCTTGAACCCTTTATCCCTCATCTTGATGAACCATTTGACAATATCATCATAAAGGACGGTCGGAGTGTTGCTCATCGTTAACCAACCATCAGACTGCCAGCCAAAGAGGGGAATCCCGTCATCATTGGCTTTCTTTTGAGCGTTGACACGAGGAAAGAAAGCGTGTGTGATGCAAATATCAACATCTTTCTCACCATCATGGTAAACCCCATAAAGAGCAGCAGCGGTCAAGTCATGCAACCTTGACAAGTCAGCTCCACCATACCACTGGATAGGCAAGCGTGCCAGCTCCTCTAAGGTCCAATCGTATTGACTATCTGAAGCAATGAACTCATCAGGATTGAAATAAGCGTTCATCGAGTTAGTAAAGACATTCAATGTCTTGTTAAAGAACTCATTCCTAGTCTGTGGATCATTCATAGCCTGCTCTGCTTCCGCTCTCAAAGCAGGCATGGACACCGTGACACCCCAAGACGGATTTGCCATCTTCAAAACATTATCATCAAGATAGTCACCAACATCGCCATCCGTTGTCTGATTGGCTTTACAAATAAAGATAAATAAAGCCTCATCCTGTACCAACTGCTTGAGCACTTTCTGACAGTATTTCAAGCGGTTAGCAAGAAATCCAGTAGGAATATCACCAGCCGTAGAGATAACAAAAAGCATACTGTTTCGGTATGCTGACATTGTTTTCTTCATAAGACCATACTTCTTACTATTCCTCATCGTGTGAGCTTCATCGATGACCGTGACATTGCCATTGAGAGAGTCCAAACGGCTCTCATCGTTGGCCAAGGCCTGAATATAGAATGACCCATCATCTCCAAAATTAGCTGTGATAGAGTGTTCTTGGTTATTGTCCTTGATACGGATAGATTTCTCATTCCATCGTTCCACGTTGAACTTGATGAAATTAAAGGCTTCCAGCGCTTGCTTGACAGAATTGGCCACGATATAGCATTTTGAACCACTATCGGCATCCAAAATCTGATAAAGCAAAGCAATAGCAGCAGTAAAGCTGGTCTTGCCGTTTTTCCGTGCCAGCATTATCAAGGCTTCTTTGAACCTACGCTCGTTCGTACCAGCGTGATAGAACCCAAAGAGATTGACAACCGTGAAATGTTGCCACGGTTGCAAAATCAAAGGCTTGTTACGGATAGACATGGCAAACATGTCATCTCCTTGCTGATGAACAATTGAGTTCTCAATGAAGTGAACAGCAAAATCCACTATATCCTCATCAAGCTCATATGCTGGATTTTCCAAATCCCTCAAAAAGCGTTCAGCAGCCAAAATCCGTTCTTCGTTATGTTCCTCTTGATAGCTCAGGACATAATCAACATAGGCTTTAGCTTTTCCAAGATTGGTTGTAGCGTGGCGAAAATCGGCAAAACGTTTTTCAAAGTCTTTATCCATCTTTCACTCGCTTCTTTTTCAGTTCATTCTTAAACTTCAGGACCTCAGTAAGAACTGAATCACCTTCTTGTTCTACTACCTCACCGAGCGACTTAGGATTCATCATCAACTGATTAGAGTAGCTGAGGATGTCTTTCCTCAAAATTTCCATCGCTGTCAAGATTGGAACTTTGCGCTCATTTTCAGCACCAGCCTTATTGACGTAGGTGTCTGTTACTGGATAACCCATGTCAGCATAATCTTGAGCAAGTTTCTGATACTGATAGAGCATGCCTGCAAAAATATCAATGATCATTTCAAACTCTTTTCGATAAGTGCCCAAGTCTTTCATCTGCTTGACCACTTTTGACTTAATCGACTTTGCTGTAATTGGTTTAGCCAAAAACTACCTCCTTTCGTCAAAATCGCTTAGTTTTTACCCCCTTTTTGTTTGAAGGCCTCCGACTTGGAAAAAGTTCCCTTCACCGGTACCCTACTGGCCAAAATGAATTTTTAAAGAGGTGGGGGGTATCCATAAAATTCTTCAAATTCCTTTTTTCTCTTTCTTTGCCAAAATAATCCTTGATTGATAATCTTATCATTCTTTCTATCGTGAAACGTATTGTGTTTCTTGTTTGTTAGTGGCAAACAATTCCACTCGACGAATTCAAGTTCAGGATATTCAGATACAGGGAAGATATGATGTACCATTTCAGCTGCTACTGAAATTCCATACCTCAAACTTTCCTGACAAAGATAGTCGAACTTCCGCATAATCTTATCACGGAACTTCTCCCACTTCTTAGACTTCAAGGATGGTCTGATAGGTTTGTTATACATCTCAAACCTCCTCTCTCGATGCTAAAAGGGACAGGCCTTTGACCTATCCCTTACTCATACAAGAAATCTATGCTATCATAATAAACCTTTTTTTGTGAGACTTCAAGATGCCTTTTGTCTCATTTTATTTTGTTTATAAAATCATAGGCCAATACAAAAACAAATACGAGTGGTAAGAAAAGAAATATCAATCCATTCTCAACTAACTTTAATACATCACTTTTCCCCCAATCAAAAATAACGACTAAAAAAATTAGGGTTAAAAAATAGACAACTAGATATCCTAAAAATAATCCCAATGTTTCATCCTCCAACTATACCAATTTTATCCCTCACTTTCACATATCTTATATTTTGTTAAACTCACTCTAAATCTCAAATCCTTACTAGGCATGGGTTTTAAAGAGTTTTATTTTTTCAGTTTATGCCTAACTTATTATGTGAAAGTAATATCTAAAAAAATTAAATGACAAAGTTCCGTAAAGCATCATCAAGCTCTGCTTGTTCTATTCCTATGTATCTCAAGGTTATTGCAGGTGATGAGTGATTGAACATTTTCTGTAATGTTCCTACGTCCTTTGTCTTGTTGTAATATTTATAGCCGAAAGTCTTGCGCATTGTATGTGTGCCAACATTATCAATGCCAAGTTCTTCAGCTGCTTCATGTATGATTTGATAGGCTCGTTCACGAGTGATCGCTTTATTCTGACCTTGCCTACTCTTGAATAAGAAATGATGAAATGGTTTACCCTCGACATATCTCCTCATTTCTTTCTTGAGTTCTTTTGTCATCCGTCTTGTAATCTGCTTGCCAGTCTTCCGTTCTCTCAGTTTGATGTGCCATCCCTGGACATCTTTAACTTTCAAGGTAAGTATATCTCCGACTCGCAAACCAGTATTCAGGCCTGTAATGAATAGCATATAATACATCTCATTCCACTCTCTGAGATAATCTTTCATTGCCTGAATGTCGTCATTATCTTTTATCGGTGATACAAATTCCATATTCTACCTCCTTTCCCAAAACAAAAAGCCAGCATTTGCTGACTCTTGACGATACTTCTGTTGGACAACTTTTCTGAATAGAATTAAGGATGACTCCTAAAGTGTGATGTGTGTTTTTGTTTCAGAAGTTCATGCTATCATAATAAACCTTTTTTTGTGAGACTTCAAGATGTCTTTTGTCTCATGTTTATTTATAGCTCGCCTTTCAAAATAGCGTACTGCTCTAGGATAATCCTTCTACGTCGATAGATTGTAGCTTTGCTCATGAATTTCTGTTCTGCTATTTCTTCCCATCTTAATTGAGGATATCTCCAGCGCAAATTAAAGATTTCCTTGTCTTCATCAACTAGATTGATCAGGAGTTTGTTAATAATCCCTTTGAAGCCTTCGAGAAATTTTAAGGTTGGATCATCTGCGATTCTGATTGCGATAGTTTCGGTAGGTTTGCTTATTCCTACGCTAGGGCCACTTTGAGAATCTGGATTTCGAGTTTCTAATTCTAGCCTTCTCAAATCTATTGTACGTTGAATGTTTTGAAATTTGAAAAGTTCTCTGTCTAATGTTTTGAGGTCTTCGTCGCTCAATTTCTTCAAATCCTACCTCCTCGAAATATTCGTGATTGTTTCCACTTGATAATCTTACCGTCATTATTGTTATTGTGATAGCCTGGCAATCTTGCTGTTGGACTTTCTTTATAGACAACTTTCTCAACGACCTGGACTCCAGGCATCATTTCATCATCTATCCACCCAACAAGCCACGCAGGGTTTACATCATAGGTTTTAGCAATCATTTCAATTTGCTTAATGGACGGATATCCACCTCGCTCGTACAAATGAATTGTGTTTTGGGAGACACCTGTATCTCTGGCCATGTCTTTGACAGAGATACATAGGTCCTCTCTGAGTTCTTTCAATCTTAGCTTCATCTTGCTCTCCACTTTCTAGTATTAGCTTTTATGAATGTAGCCTGCTCTTGCATCTGCTTCCATTCATAATCCATGATGATTTCAAGTTGATTGTTACAAAGACCTTTTAAGAAATCATTTTGAGCTTCTAGCTTCTCAATATCCTTATAGGCCCTTTCGTACAGTTCATCTTCCAGAAATCTAATGCGCTCTGCCATTGCTTCTTGAATGATGATATAAGTTGGTTTCTTGTACTTTGTCATTACAATATTACCTCATCTCCTATTTTAAGAGATTCATAGTTTGTTTGAGTAACTACAAATATTCCGTAATTTTGTACTGTGATAGTGTACATGTCACCAATCTTCTCCTTTTGTAAGACTCTACCTTTTATTTCTGCGCCTTGATTATCGGCTCGATATATAACCATCGGGCGCTTTTCTTCCAAATCTCGAATCCTGCCCATCTGCCAAATGTTCAATCCAGCTGATAGCAAAATCCATATTGCGATAAATCGTTTCAATCTTCGACCTCCTCAAAGTAGCTATGAAGTTTACTTAAATTGATAATAGCAACCTCTTCAACAGAATGCTTTTCAATGTCAAAGTCTGGATCATTTTTCCCAAACTCTTTCTTTATCGCTCTTACCGCCATGGAAGGTAAATCGAATATAATTGCTCCATTTCTTAGAGCAAGTGCTTGACCATATTCATTCACTATTCGATAACCTACATCGAACGGTCTGATTTTCGCAGGGATTTTTATGCGTTTGTTTTCAGTTTTTATTGCTTGTTCAATGGTTTGTATCATCACTCCACCTCCTCATTTTTCTAACGTTTTGATTACACTTTCAATCTGTTCTTTCTTCTTCTGCAACTCTTCCAAACTTTTTACTTCTAATGCTTTTTTAATGATTTCAAGTTGTTCAATTTCTTTTTTAAACTTGATAAGTCCTTCAACTTTACGAGCATAATCCCTAAAATTATTTGCCCAGTCATATTCTTCCCAACCAAAAACTCTTGAAATTTCTTGGTTTAAGTCTTTGTATTTTCTTTCTAAATCTCTATTGACCATCGCTTGAGAATACATAATGTAGAATGTCATAGCTGAAATCAGCAAACAAGCAAAGAACATTCCCCAAAACATCAAATCTTTCATTCTTCCACCTCCTCGGCATTTTTAAGAGTAAATCCAACTCCATACATCAACAAGTAACTTTG